TTACCTATAACAGATCCAGATCCTTTTTTCTTTAAATCAGGATCTCTTGTTTCTAAGTCTACTGCGATCTCATCATACGATCTTAGATCTGGAAACTCTTCTGGTTCAACCCATTCTCTTTGTGCTTCAAATAGAGGTACTTTCATAATCCCTTTCTATAATCATTTCTATATAATGCATTGCTTTTAAAAGATCTTGCTTGCCACCTTTATCTTGATGTCTGCAAATATATTTAATTGCATTACCTTCTGCAAATAGTATCTTATTTTTATTAATAAATAAAGACGGTTGTATCTTATATTTTTTATAGTGAGCTCCTCCCACTTGTTTAAAAAATACCTTATTACTCATAACTGATATCCTTTCCATTCTCTTTTTGATTTTAATATATAAAGATTTTGCATAGATCTTGTTACACCCACATACCAAACTCTATGTTCTTCATCCTGTTTATCTACATTTATAGATGTAGATTCTCTTATCTTCTTAGCATTATCTAATACAAGAATAACATTATCACACTCACCTCCTTTTGCTGCATGAATGGTTGATACTTCTATTCTTGGTTCTTCAGATAATTTCTCTCCATTAGTTAATAATGTTCTAATATATAATTCTTTATTGTGATCTAAATTTGTAAAAGCATCAAACCATTTAACATCTTTACTAAAACCAATATCTTCTATTTTAACATTGGTTTTATTTTCAAATTTCTTATCATCAAAAGTTTGATCTAAATATTCATATATATCTTTACAATCAGCTATGGATATTTCTTTTCCAGATACAAGATCAGTCCATTTTAATACAGATTTATAAAGTCTATTATCAATACTTTTTCCATATCTATTTTTAAAATATAAATTACTTTCTTTTAACAAAGCAGATATTTCATCTGCCCTATATATGGTTCTAGTTAGTATAAGCCACTTACCTTCAGTTAAATCTAAATTATCTAAATTAAATATATGTTCAACCTTACCTTCTATAACATTTCCTTGTTTATCTTTTTTGGCATAATAAATTTTTTCTTTTCTTTTTCCCTGTATTCTATTGATAATAGTATTAGATAATTCTTGAACTGCTAACGGTATACGTTCTGATTGTTCCAATACTTCCTCATTAGCTGGTTCATCAATAAATCTATTAACATCAGCTCCAGCCCAAGCAAAAATAGCCTGGTCATCATCTCCTGCTAAAAATATATCAGTTGATTTTGTTTTTAATATATCAAACATTTTCCATTGTATTGGAGATAGATCCTGTGCTTCATCTATAAATACAACTTCAAACTGTGGACATTTATCTGAGTTAAGAACAAACTTTTCAATCATATCTGTATAATCATCTAAATTATATTCTTTTTTATAATTATTAAGATTAATATTAATATAATTTAAGGTATCTATATCAATATCTCTGCTCCATTCATTAGTATTAAATTCATCTTCTACAGAAATACATTTAACTCGTGACTTACTTATCAATTTAAAATATTCATTATCACAATCCATATAACAACTTTCATCAGAGTCATTTGTATAATTTACTCTAATACCTAATTCTTTTCCTAATTGTTCATAATGAACTGGTTGCATAACATTTTCTTCACTCATACCTAAAGAATGAAAAGCTAAAGAATGTAATGTTTGAAAAAATTTAACATCTGTTTTTAATAAATCTTTATTTAAATTTAAAAATCTTTCTTTTGCTTCATTAGCTGCCTTTCTAGTAAAAGCAAAGTAACCTATTTTATTTAATGGAACTCCTTTCTTTAAATAATTATCTACTTCATTTAATAATCTTCTTGTCTTACCTGTTCCAGGAGGACCTAATACCTTTCTAATCATTACATTATATCCTTTTTAGATTTAATGTTTAAAACTTCTGGTTGAATATGTTTTAGATTAAATCTACCCATCGGTATTTTTACAACTTCTATTGGATCATGAGATTCTTTTTCATTTAATTTCTTAGGAAATCTTTTTAAATGACCAAATTCAGCTTGGTATATATCTTTAACTTTTTGACCAGTTACCATTTTGTTTTCTTTAAATTCTTTATTCTTTAATAAATTACAAAAACTAGACCATTTAAAATAAGCATATCCATCTTCTATTAACACAGCTCCAGATTTAAATGAGGCATGTGATTTAGCTTGTGGTCCATTAAGATATTCTTTTAAATACTCCTCTAATTGTTCATCTGGAGTAGTTCCTTTTGGTGGTTCTTTAACTTCTTTAGGTGGAAATAATTTATTTATAATTTCTTCAAATTCAAGTGTTTTAACTGTTGGTACAAATATATCTGCACTTTTCATTATTAAAGATCTTAATTCTTGCTGTTGATTTATCTCTCCAATATTTCTAGCTCTTATACTCCTAATCTTTCCACCAGGTAATTCTACGTTAAAAGTATATTGTGGTTCTGGATAATTAATTTTTTCTAATCCAGTTAAACTTGGAAACATTCTTTTTCTATCAGAAGCAACACCAAATGTTCTTTTTAAACATTCAGATTTCATACAGTAATTAACAATAGGTTCTTGTGTACAAGAATGACCTTTTACAGAATCCTTTTTCCAAGATCTAATTTTATCTCTTACTTTTTTTTCATCCCAATCATTTATTCCATCACCATTTCTTTCAAAATAATCATTGGCTGCTTGAACAACTTTTTTATCCCAATTATCTGGATATTTCTTTTTAGCAAAGACCATGTAATTATATAACCATCTATCTCTACCATCTGTTAATTTTTGTTTAGCCATTATCTGTAGACAAGGAGGACCATCATCAAATTCGGATGGGCCTCCCTGTAGTACAGTTTTCACATGGGCTAATGAAAACTCTTCTAATTCATCTGCTGTCTTTTGATTTGCTTCTACAACTTGAATAAATTGCTCAAATGTAAAAGGTTTACCGTCAAAATTAATTGCTACTCTATCGTTCTTTTTAAAATAAGGTAAATTTATAAATTGACCTACAGATAATTTTCCATCAACATCTTTTCCTAATTCTGTTTGTTTAGGATATATTTCTGTCTTAGTTGGAAGCTTTAATGTAAATAATAATGTATCTAAAAAATTTCTTACAAATTGTGCTTTAGCATATGATTTTAAAAATAAATATAAATGCAACCCACCACTTTTTGATTTAACGGGTATAAGGGGAAGATCATATTCTTTAATAATATCTAAATAAGTTTTAACTGAAAAATCTTTATAATCTTTTGAATCTATATCTATAGCACCAAATAATACCTTACCTTCATCATTACATGGTTGAATACCTATAGATTTCTTTCCATTCAAATGATCTAAGTAATCTTGATCTGTGATTGGTTTATCTGCCCAACCATATGTAGGTTTCTTTTTACCGGTTTCAGGATCTGTTACAATCTTATCTAAATAAGCTATTCCAAAATCTCTTTTTAAACCTGTAAAAATTTCAATAAACTTTCTTTCCATTTAGCCCTTTATATATTTTACGTGGGCAATTTCTTGCCCACGATAACAACGAAAGAAAATTAGAAGTGAGCTTCAGATCCTTTTTCAGATCCATTAGACTCACCGTGTTTCACTTTAACATCTCCCTTAGAAACACTTTCAGCAAATGCTTTAGCTTGTTGATATAAAGTAGCATCCTCTACAGGACCTACTTTACTAACTTCCCAACCAAACCATGTGCCTTTATCATTAGATTGTTGAACAGTTCTTAATTTATATATGTGACTAAAAGATGCAGGAGTGAATAATCCATTCTTACCTTTCATCTTAATACCAGCCATCATACTATTCCATTTTCTACTAATCTTTAATTGCGTAGATTTCATAGCAAGTAAAGCAGTAGTTGGAGTTTGACCACAAACAATTAAGAAATGACTTGCAGTTTTTTCAACATAATTACCATTTGGTAATCTATCTTTAAAAGAACCATCTCTTTTTGTTTTAGTCATTATATCACTTGATGAAGAGTGTATTCCAACTGGAGCACCAGAACCTTCACCTCTATCCTGCCATTCAATATATTCCAATTTGTAATGACATGGTAGAACGTTGATTCCTTTCTCACCATCAAATAGTTCTCCAGTTACAGAATTGTAAATCATTCCAGGTTCTGCACCTTGAACGTATTTACCATCTCTTTTATTAACCTCTGGAGATAATTGTCCTAGTATTTTAAGAAATGGTAATGCTAAGTCTTCATGACCTATATTACCAAGACCTTTATCTGCATCATCTTCAAAGATGCTTACAGCTAAAGCTCCCGCAGCTATTTTCTCAGCTACTGCGTTGGACTTTTTTGTTCCTTGGTCCATTGTGCCTTGTGCTTTGTTCATGTTTATTTCCTTATTATTTTGGTTCTGTTTCCTGCGAACACATTAAATAGATCAGAGGGCATATCTTTCCCAGCTTCGATACGCTCTCTGACCAATGCTTTGAGAGTCATTGGCTCAACCTTTAATTTCTGGGAAGGTTGATATCCACGCTCTGCCGCAAGGCTTGCATAAGCAATTGCCTTGTTATCTTCGTTGCGGCCAAAAGAAACGGTAACCTCATTTTTAATAAGATCACCTAGACCGTTTGTACGAAGCCAGTTAAATGCCTCTTCTTTCCTTTCAGCGGAAATTGAAGCACCGTAGATGGGTTTCACTTCTACAGCGGAACCATCTGCTAATTTCAATGTTGAGATATTCATTTCTTGCATCATTGTAGGAATGACATC